AAGGGACAAACAATACGAAGATGAAGGCATTCCAGAAGAATTGGAAGTCAGAATCTCGCAACTCGCTGCTCAAGCAGCGCAACAAATGTTGCAGCAGAACCAACAAGAGGTTCAAGCTCAACAAAACGCTCAGGCGCAACAAGACCCACTGGTCCAAATGCAACAGATGGAATTACAGCTGAAGCAAGCAGACCTGCAACTCAAGCAACAAAAACTTCAAGTTGATGCAGCAACTAAAGCTGACCAAATTCGTATTGAAGAATCTCGAATTGAAGCTCAGAAAGAAATTGCTGGTATGCAAGTTGGAGCAAAAATTGCCAAAGATAAAGCCGACCTTGAAGCTAAGATGGAGTTGGAAGGCTTAAAAATTGGCACAGACATCGCCCATAAAAAGGCGCAATTAAACGTACCGAAAGGGACGCAAAAGAAAGGTGATTGATGGACAAAACGCTTGAAGTACTGCTTAAACAGTACAAAGATAAGCGCAACCAAATAGCTGATGCCGTTTCCAGTGGCGCAGCTAAGGATTACGCAGAGTACCGCGCACTTTGTGGTGAGATACGAGGCCTTCTTACTGCTGAGTCATATTTATTAGACCTCGCAAAAAATCTGGAGAACGCTAATGACTAACGTCATTGATTTAGAAAAAGCAGTAGATTTAAGTGCAATATTGCATAAAGAAGCAGAAGAAAGAGCCAAACAACTCCCTGTACCCCAAGGGTATAGAATACTTTGCGCAATTCCAGAAACAGAAGAGGCTTTCGATAGCGGGATTATTAAGTCCGATGAAACCCGCAGGCACGATGAGTTATTAACTACGGTTTTATTTGTAGTTGATATAGGTCCAGATTGCTATCAAGATAAAACTAGGTTTCCTAACGGTCCTTGGTGTAAAAAAGGCGATTTTATTTTGGTGCGTCCAAATGCTGGTACCCGTCTGGTAATCCATGACAGGGAATTCCGCATTATTAACGACGACTCGGTGGAAGCTGTAGTTCAAGATCCTCGTGGAATTAAACGTAAATTTATTTAGGAGATAAACCATGGCTGAAATTCAAAAAGATGACTATAAATTCCCTCACGAAGCAGAAGAAACTAAGGGTAAACCCGTAGATACAGAAGAAACATTTGAGATCGAGGTAGAAGACGATACTCCAACAGAAGATCGGCAAGCTAAGCCTTTGCCTGATGAAGTAAAAAAAGAACTTGATGATGACAACCTTATGGAGTATTCCAATAAGGTAAAAATGCGTCTTGAGCAGATGAAAAAAGCTTGGCACGACGAACGTCGAGTTAAAGAAGCAGCGGAAAGAGAAAAAGACGAAGCAGTTCGATTTGCACAACAAATTTCTCAAGAGAATCAAAGACTTAAGAAACAATATAGTGCTGGCGAAAAGACTTATATTGAAACTGTACAAAATGCCGCTGATACAGAAGTAGAAATGGCAAAACGAGTCTACCGTGACGCCTATGACTCGGGAGATTCAGATCGCATTGTTGAGGCTCAACAAAAACTTACTGAAGCTAGCTTAAAACAAGATAGGGCTAAAAACTTTAAGCCCTCTTTACAAACTGAAGAAGATGATGTACAAATACCACAACAAACGACTCAGACTCAAGAAAGTCCGAAGATTGACCCGCTAACTTCCAAGTGGCTTGAAAGAAATACTTGGTACGGGCCTGATGAAGAGATGACTGCCTTGGCTTTGGGTACGCATGCAAAGCTTGAAAAAGAATTTGGTAAAGGTTATATTGGTAGCGAAGAGTATTTCAAACGTATAGATAACACTATGCGCAAAAGGTTTCCCGAGAATTTTTCGGACGAATTAGAAGTAGAAACGCAGGTTGGGGGCGACAAGCCCAATCAGCGCACTGAAGCCAGATCGGCACCAGTAGTAGCACCAGCAACGCGTAGCACGGCGTCAAAAAGAATTGTGCTAAAAGCAAGTCAAGTGGCATTAGCTAAAAAACTTGGCTTAACCCCTGAGCAGTATGCTCGGGAAATGCAAAAACTGGAGGCTTAAAATGGCAACAAACAAACTTGCTCGCGAATTAGATACCCGTGCAACAAGCGAACGTCCTACGCAGTGGGCGCCAGCAGAATTGCTCCCTGAGCCTGATAAACAGGCTGGGTATGCGTATAGATGGATTCGTACTTCAACGCTGAATCAAGCGGATCCCCGCAATCTCTCTGGGAAACTAAGAGAAGGCTGGGAACCTGTAGGAATTGAAGAACAACCCAAGTTTCAACTGCTAGTTGATCCCAATAGTCGCTTTAAGGACAATATTGAGATTGGCGGGTTATTGCTTTGCAAGACTCCAGAAGAGTTTGTTTCTCAACGTAATTCACATTACCAAAAGCAAGCAGAAAATCAGATGGAAGCTGTAGACAGTAGCCTCATGCGCCAAAGTGACCCAAGGATGCCGCTCTTTAAAGAGAGCAAGTCCACGACGACCTTTGGTAAAGGTTAATTTTAATTTAGGAGTTTAATATGGCTTACCCAACCGTATCAGCCCCCTACGGACTAAAACCAGTCAATCTAATTGGCGGTCAGGTCTTTGCGGGAGCAACTCGTCAAATGCAAATTGCAAGTGGTTACAACACAAACATTTTCTATGGCGATTTAGTAAAACGTATTTCTGATGGAACGATCGAAAAAGACACTGGTACAGCTACAGCTACACCTTGCGGTATATTTTTAGGTGTTAGTTTTACCAATGCCTCTACTGGTCAAGTACAACAACAACAGTTCTACCCAGCAAATCAGCAAATCAAATCTGGAACTCAGATTTTTGCAGTAGTTGCAGATGATCCTGATACGCTGTTTCAAGTAGTTTCTTGTTCTTCAGGCACAACTGTTGCTCCAATGGGCATTTCTGCCATCGGCAATAATATTGAGCTAATTCAAAACTCTGGATCTACCACTACTGGTAACTCCGCTGTAGCGATTAATGAAGGTACGCAAGCTACTACTAATACTCTACCCATCCGCATTATTGATGTGGTAAGAGATACAGCAACAGGAACCGATTCATTTGTTGAGTTTATCGTTAAGATAAATGCGACTATGCATCAATACAACAACCCACTTGGCGTATAAGGAGCTTAGAAAATGGCTATTTCACGTGCACAACTACTGAAAGAGTTGCTCCCAGGTCTAAACGCATTGTTTGGTCTTGAGTACGCAACATATGGTGAACAACACAAAGAGATCTACGATACTGAGACCTCTGAGCGTTCGTTTGAAGAAGAAACAAAACTGTCAGGATTCTCCGCTGCACCAGTCAAAAACGAAGGTTCTGCCATCGCTTATGACAATGCACAAGAAGCTTTCACAGCTCGCTATAACCACGAAACCATTGCCCTTGGCTTCTCCCTAACGGAAGAGGCAATCGAGGACAACTTGTATGACAGCCTATCAGCTCGTTATACCAAAGCATTGGCTCGTGCTATGGCATACACCAAGCAAACTAAGGCAGCTTCCGTTCTAAACAACGGTTTCTCTGCTGGTACATTTGCTGGTGGTGACGGTGTGGCTTTATTTAGCACCTCACACCCACTGGTTTCTGGTGGTGTAAACAGCAACACTCAGGCTACCCCTGCCGACTTGAATGAGACTTCCTTGGAAGCCGCAGTTATTCAGATCGCTGCTTGGACAGACGAGCGTGGCTTGTTAATCGCTGCTAAACCTAAGAAGTTAGTCGTTCCACCTGCACTCCAGTTCGTTGCTACCCGTCTCTTAGAGACTCAGCTTCGTGTTGGTACAGCAGACAATGACATTAACGCTATCGTAAACAATGGTTCGATCCCAGAAGGTTATACAGTTAATAACTACCTGACCGATTCCAATGCTTACTTCCTCTGTACTGATGTTCCTAATGGCATGAAGCACTTTATTCGTTCCCCATTAGCAAACAGCATGGACGGAGATTTCGATACTGGTAACGTACGTTACAAGTCTCGTGAGCGTTATTCCTTTGGATTCTCGGATCCACTAGGAATGTTTGGTTCGCCAGGCGCATAAAGAAGAGGGGAGCCAAAAACTCCCCTTTTTTGTTTTACTTGTAGTAAGATTTAAATATCTGGGTAAACCAGCTTATTAGACTGCCCCAGCAGACTCATACAAGACTAATAAGCTTAACTCTGTATGGAGAATTATTATGGCAAGAACTACTTTTTCTGGTCCAGTGCGAGCTGGTTATCAAGGCGGAGACGCAAGCTCACAACAACCTTTAACCCCTACTACTATTAATTCAGGAACCGTAATTTCGGTCGATGAGGGAACAGCAGCTTCTGGCTTTTATGCCCGTGTAATGCCAACCACAGGTTTTGGTTCAAGTGATTATGCAACTCCTGGCGAGGCTTTTTCTGTATTTGGACGTGTTCAGTGCGGCACCCCTTTCGCTGTAGCTCCTTCTACTACTTTTAACCACATGGCTGGTACAGTAGGTGAGTTTGCAGTTATTGGCACATATGCTAACAACGGCTTAATGGCTGGTGTAATGGGTACTATTAATACTAATACCCTGTCAGGCGATGCTGCTGTTATGGCGTTTATGGATGGCGATTCTGGTGTAACTACCGCTCGTTGCGCTTTTGGTGTTGCAA